AAGGACCCAGCAGAAGCCGGGAGCGGTGAAGCAGACCGGCACCATGACGGTCTATTATGGCACCCCCCTGTTTTTGGAGATGATGGCGGAGTATGTCCGAAACGGGTCCATGCCCTACTTCAATTTGCAGACCACCAACGACGAACCCCCCGCCCCCGGGGGGCCCCGGCCCTCGCCCGAGCCTACAGCCTCGTCCACAGCCTCCTTCAGGGCCCTTTCCGCCTCCCGCGCGGCCTCTGCCGCCGCGGTGTCCGCCGCCTTCTCCGCCCGCTCCGCCGCGCCCTGCGCCTCGCGGAGCGTGTCCGCGGCGCTCTGGGCGGCCCTGCTCGCCTCCACGGCGTAGTATTTCGCGTTGTTTTCGTGCTGCACGGCCCGCTCGGGAACGTCCTCGCCCCCGACCTGCCCCACGGCCCAGGCCTCGGCCTCGGCCGCCGCGGCGCGCGCGTCGAGTATGTCCTTCTTCTGCGCCTCAATCTCCGCCAGCAGCTGCTGGGCTATGGTCGGCGTTATGCTCCCGTCCTCGGCCAGCGACCACTCCGAGGGCAGCACGCGGAAAAATGCCGTCGCCGTTCTCGTGGCCGTGTCCTCCTGCGTGCCGTCGGCCCTGAGCGTGTAGCCGCTCACCGTCGCCGTCATGCGCCCCTGTCTTGCCTTGGCCGCCGCCGGCACCGGCACGTCGTAAACGCAGCCCTGCCCGTCCCGCGCCGTGTGCGGCGTGAGCACCGCCACCGTGGGGTTTTCCCCCAGCGCGTCGCGGAAGGTCACATATTTGGCCAAGTCCTCCCACATCTCGCCGAAGCTCATGCGCAGGTATACGTCGTCGTGGCTGCCCTCTGCGCCTATCACGGCTCCCGCGCCCTGCACATATTCGTTTCGCACCTCGCAGGGCACGTATCTTTTGCCCATCGTCCGGCCCCCTTCCATAAAAAGCGGCGCGGCAGGCCGTGGAGGGCTTTTCTGCGCCCCTCCGCCGCCCGCCGCGCCGTGTCGCGGCCGCTTAATGTGTTCGCGGTCGTATCCTGTTTTCAGGCCGCCTGGCCCCTCATATATTGAGCTGCTCCGCCCTGCGCCGGAAGTCCGCGCTCTCCCGCTCCATCATCTGCGCGGTCTGCGCGTCCTGCTTCATGCTGCGCTCGAGCACCTCGGCAAACATGCGCCTGACCCTGACCGTCTCCCCGCGCTTTATAAGCACGCTGTGCCCGTTCACCGCCACAAAAACGTCGTCCTTGTAGCGTCCGCTGTCCCTGAACAGGTGCACCGTCTCCTCGTCCTGCCGCGCGGTCGGCTCAGCCGAGTTCTCCGCCTGCTGCCCGCCGCTCGCCTGCTCCATGCCCTGCACGGCTTCCGTGTCCTGTGCGGGCTCGGCGCCCGCTGTGTTTCCCTTCGCCATTGGCGCTTACCTCCTTTTTCCTCACGAGCCCGTGAAGGTGCTCGTCGTCTCGATTCTCACCATGTACGGCTCGACAAGCCTCTCCGCCGCCCTGGTCGCCTTCCAGCCCGCTGTTGCCCTCTGGTTGAGGGGGTCGGCCGTGCCGGCGGAGCCGAGCTGCTTGACGATGTGCGTCAGCCCGCCGCCGCTCACCTCGGTCACGCCGTAGGCGTCTGCCCCGAGTATGAGCGTGGAATACACGTCCCTGCCCTCCGCGCCTTCTCCTTCCCAGACCTTCGCCTCGCTGGTCTCGACGAACCTCACGCCCTCAATGCGCCCGATCTCTCCCTCATAGATGCCCTCGGGGTCGGAGTAGGTTTTCACGTTGACCCACTTCGGGTCGCTCATCAGGTCGTAGGAGCAGTCGGGATGCACTATTCCGACGTAATAGCCGTTTATCCTCGGCGCGTTCATAACCTTGAGGTAGCGCACCGCACGGCGCACCGCGTCGACGGTCAGGTAATCGTTGCCCGAGGCCTTGCCTCCCGCCAGCGCGGAGCGCGAGCTCACGCGCCCTTCGCCGTACTGCACGTTTGTCCCGCCGTTGAGCACCTCGCGCGTGATGGTGTCCAGCGTGCGCCCCGCCTGGGAGCCCAGCAGCCTTGTCGCCTGCATGAGGTTGTTGTCTATGGCGGTCAGCAGCAGTATGTCGCTCAGCTCCACGAAGCCGCCGTACTGCTGCACGGTCGCCGTGATAACGCCCATGTTCAGCTTCTGGCCCTTGGGCGTCACGCCCTCGTCCAGCGGCGTCAGCGCCTTGGGCAGCGGGTCGTATTTGCGGAATTCTATCGTCTTGCCGCCGTTGGCGGGTATGGGGTGCTTCTGCCCGAACTGCTCATGCACCAGCTCAGGCTCGGCCATGTCTATCAGGTAGTCGGAGTAGAAGGTTTTCATCTCCCCCGACAGGTCGTTGCCGGCCGTGCTGTCCGTGGTTTTGTTCGTCTGCGCCGCGTCAAACAGCGTCAGGCGCATATCAGGCAAAGTGTAACGGTTTTTAATATTCTTCATTTTTCTCCCTTCCGGAGAGCTCAGAACACTATTTTCTCACCCTTTTGAACTCTCCTTGCAATCTCCGCGCGGTCCGCGCGCGTAAGTCTTGAAACGTCGTCCCTGACCGTAAAGGCGCTGCCGGCGCTCGCGCCGTTTTCTCTTGGCCTGGCGCCTCTGGCGCGCACGCTGCTCACGACCGCGCGCTCGGCCTGCTGAGCGCTTGTGCGCATGGCGTCGCTTACGATCTCGTCCATGTGCATCACCTTCCAGGCGTGCTCCATTGGCACTCCGGATCTCAGCAGGGCCACGAACTGCGGGTCCGCCGCCTCCCTTGCCAGGTCGAAGCCGGCGTATTTCTCCTTCACGGTCTGCGCCTGGGCGTACCAGTCGTCAAGCTGGCGCTGCGCCCGCTCCCTGCCCAGGGCGTCTCTTGCCTGTCTTTCAAGCCGCCGGTTTTCCCTCTGCAGCTTATGAAAGCGCCTGAACTGCTCCGGGCTCATGCCCTCGGCCTCGGCGGCCTCTCTCCAATAGGCGTCGTCGCTTTCCAGCGCGCGCTCAAGCTCGCCGACGTCGCCGCTGCTTATCCCGTAGCGCTCCATGAGCATGTCTATCACCGGCTGTGTGCGCGCGTGCGCCGCCTCCAGCTCCTTTGCCTGCCGGAAGCGCCGGTCTATCATGCTCTGCGTCTGCTCCGTGTAAAGGTCCTTGAACTCGCCGTTTATAAGCTCGTGGAAGGCCCTGCGCCGCTCCTCGGGCGTTTTCCTGCCCTCCCGCGCGCCGTCCCTCTCACGGGCCTCCCCGGCCTGCTCCTGCGCGTCTCCCGCGCCGTCTGCATCTGTCTGCTCCTGCCTGCCGTAAATTATCTTCTCCGGCGCGCCGCTCCCGCGCGTCTTTCCGGCGTCCTGAGCCTGAACGCCGCCGCTCCGACGGGCGTTTCCGGAGCCTGCCGCCTGTGCCTCGCCCTGTCCGGCTGCCGTGCCGCCGTCAAAAAGCGTCAGGATCATTCCGGGCAGCTGTCCCGGCATGTCCGCGCCCTTTTCCGCCGCTGTGTATTTCGCCATTATGCTGCTCCTCCTTCGCGGGATAACGCCCCCGTGCGGCGTCTTTTCGCGGGTGTATCGCCCCCGTGCGGCGGGCCCCCGCGGGGCCTTCTCCCTCTACCATAACACGCCTTTTCGCCCTTTTCACCCCCATTTTTAAACAATTTTTTGCGTTTCAGAAATACTCTTTTCCTTTTTTGCTTCACACCTATGGGTGTTTCGCTCCTGCGGGAGCGACCTTCTTTCTCTACGCGGGGAAAGAAGGCAAAGCCGCGCTTAAGGGGGCGGGGGAGGCGTCCCCCGCCCCCTTAAGAATCCCCCCCTGCCCCTCGTCAAGCGCCGCCGTTGGCGCTCTGCCGGTGATGCCCGTCTACAGTGCCAGCACAGCTTGCCGCTGCCGCTCCTGCGCAGATATGGTCAGTGCAGCACCCACGGGAACGCTTCCCGTAAGGCTCCGCTTGCATTTGGACACGCGCTCCCCGGGGAAATCCACTGCGCAGCCGTTAGCGGCTCTGCCGCTTTACGGATGCGGCGTCCCCCTTTGGCCGTTGCAGGTGGAGAGGTCAAGGAGAGGGGAAATGTCCTCTCGTTTTTCGCGGCGAAGCCCAGCATAGCGGGCTCGCTGCGACGGAGGAAGAAGGAAGGTTCGGATATGGAGCTTTCGGCTTTGCCGAAAGCGCAATGGAGTACCTTTCTTCTGACGTTTCGGAAGGGTCCCTTCTCCTTGCGTGCTTTTGCCTTCTTTTCCCACGAGGGCGAAACACCCTTGCGCCCGCCCTTAGAACCTGTATTCACAAGCGCCAACGCCGCCTGGACGGGCCTTTTTCCGCCATGCTTCGCTAAATTTTCTTGAAATACACAAAGTATTTATAAAAAATTTATCTTCGCCTTGCGAAAAAATTCCTCGCCCAGTCAACGTTTTCGCTTATGAATACAGGTTCTTATTCGTAAGCTTCCCTGACGCTTATCATCTCCGGCTCAAGACTCTCCAGCTGCATAAAGCCCGCGCGCACCAGCTCAAAGGCTCCCCGCGCCTCGGCCGGACACTCCCGCGCGTGGAAAACCAGCTCCGCCTCCCCGGACTCAAGCCGCTCCCGCAGCCGCCGCACCGGAGCAAGACGCGTCCAGCCCGCCAGCGAGTATACAAGGCAGCTCACCGCCGCGCATATCTCCGGCGAGCCCGCGGCGTGCCCCGAGCAGTACACGCGGTAAACGTCTCCCCGCCGCGTAAGCTCAACGCGCGTCATTGCCCGCCTCCATGTCCGGCACGCTGCGCCGCGCCAGCGCCTGGGCGTAGCCCTCCCTCGGCCTGTGCGCGTCCACGGCCCGCGCCGCCGCGCCGCGTCCGGACGAGGCGCGCCCGTTTCCCTGAGCCTCCGGCTCCGGAGCCGCTCCCTGAGCCGGCGCCGCTCCGGTCAGCGCGGCTATTGTCTGCGTACACTGCTCCAGCTTCATTGTCAGCTCCTGACATATCCTCAGCAGCGTCTGGCCCTGCCGCGCCTGCTCCCTGACCTTGTCTATGCCCTCGAAGTCCATCATCTCCAGCGCGGCCAGCGCCTCCTGAGCCCGCTCGGGGTTGAAAAAGCCAAGGCCGTAAAGCTCCTTTGCCCGCTCGTTCTGCTCCATGCGGGAAAAGGGGTTTTTCTTCTGCGCCCTCACCTTCAGGTCGAACACCGGCCGCCGGTAAAGCAGCCCTCCCTCCGCGCTGGGCCCCGCCGGCTGCTCCCGAAGCTGCGCGCCCCCCAGCTGCACGAAGCTGTACTCCCCGCTTCCCGCGCCCGTTATGCGGAAGGTGCGCTGCTCGTCGTAAAACTGCCGTATCAGCTCTATGCACAGCGAGGCTATGCGCGTGTGCGCCCGGTATGAGCCGGAGATCATGTCGCGGCTTGTCTTGTTGCCCGCCTCCTGCAATGCCGCTATGGCGCTGGCCGCCGTCACGCCCGAGCCCGTGCCTCCGCTGTTTACGTCCCTGTTGCCCGCCGTGTCCTTCATCTCCTCTATCTTCATCTGCACGACGTTGACGTATATCCCGTCCAGCGGCTGGCAGACTATCTCCCGCAGCCGCCGGTCGTCCAGCTCGCCCTCCACATCCACTATCGGCTCGTTCCAGTCCAGAAACTGCTCCCTGTTTATGTTCGTGTTTGTCGAGGCGAAGAAGCGTTTTTTCGTGTTCATCATGCTGCACTCAAGTATGTTTCCCGACAGCCTGTCTATGTACAGCTGCGGGTCCCTGCACACGGCCACATAGCCGAAGCCGCAGGGCGTGCCCTTCTCCGGAAACAGCACGTCGAGCACCACGGGATAAAGCCCGTGGTCGTAAAAGCCCCTGTCCGCGTATCTCGGGTCGTTCTCGCTGGCGTAAAGCAGCTCCTGACCGACGAATTTCGCGTAGTGCAGCACGGTGCTCCCCCCTTCGCCGCGCAGCTTGTAGTACCAGTCCACCACAACGCTCTTGCCGCTGAGATCTATGGACTCGTCGTAGACGTACTGCTTGACGTCCACCGCGTTGCCGCGCAGCCGCCCCCTGTGCTCGGGGTACTGCCGCTCGAGCGCGTCCTCGTCCGCCAGCTCCACGATGAACAGGCTGCGCGAATCCTGAATATCCGTCACCCCCGGCTCCCAGAACAGCTTCAGCAGGTCTATCCTGCGTATGTCCACGTCGCCCAGGCCGTTTTCCCTCTCGCTGTTCCAGAAAACGCCGTAGGCCGCCGTGCCGTGCTTGAGCTTCTCCCACCAGTTGTCCGCATAGGTCTGCTCATAGCCGCAGTTCTCCAGTATCACCGGCAGCACCTCGGAGAGCGTCGCGGCGCTTTCCTCGTCGCTCCGCTCCCGCGGCAGCACCACCGGCTCGGGAAAGTTGTCCATGGCGTCGGCGTGCTTGTTGAGTATGGCGTTGAAAAGCCACGCGCTCGTGGGCCTGACCTGCTCGTGCCGGGCGTCCTTCCCTATGGCCTCCCAGTGCCGCAGCTCCCACCACAGCTCGTCCTGCACGATCCGCTGCTCCAGATTTTCCTTGCCCTGCTTGTAGCGGGCCAGCGTCTGCGCCGCCGCAGCCACCTCCTCGCGCCCGACGCCCCTCCGCAGGCCGCCGCGCTCGTTTCCCGCCTCTCCGCCCGCGCCGGAGCTCACCGCTGCCCTGCCGCTTTTTACAAACATTTCGTCCATTTCTGACCTCCTGTAAGTTTTTTTGTTTTTCCCGTCCAAAAAGCCCCGCAGCCTCGCAGAGTTTCGCCCCCGCCGCCGGCGGCGGGC